CCAAGCTCGACCGTTTCTTCCAGGAGAGCGTCGGACCCACATTGGCAGATGATGTAGGTGAGTTAATCGGCCTTGCTTTGGATCAAGCTACGTGGGGCGGTAAGACGCTGGGGCAAATCGTTGCCGAAGCAACTGAGCTTGTTCTCAACGGAACGTTCGACACCGATCTTGCAAATTGGACCGATGCAAACACGGGTACCGGCACGAGCGTCTTCTCATCTGGCAAGCTAAGGGCGACCTCGGTCGATGCATCCAATATCGGGCAGCGAACCCAGCCCGTTACGACGGTCGTCGGCAAGACCTACAAGTTGTCGGTTGGTGCCACGATCGCATCTGGCAGCGGGAGAATACTCGTCGGCACGTCGTCGCTGGGGACTCAGATCGCCAACATCGGCATCAGCGTCGCGACCACTGAGTATTTTTTTGTCGCTACAACGACCACGACCTATATCGGCCTGCGAGCCGGAAACGGCTCGTCGGCGGGGGACGTGTCATTCGACAATGTCTCGTGTAAGCTCGTCCCCGGCAACCACGGCATCCAAGCTACGGGCTCGCTGAAGCCCACTCGCCAGACCATAGGTGCCAAATTCGACGGCTCGGACGACAACTGGCTGACGCCCTATAAGAACGGCGGGGCCGGTGACTTCATAGTCGCCCTAGTGACGGTGCCGGCAACCCTAACAGTCATGCAAATTGTGGCCGGAGCACGCCTAACACCGAACACCAGGTTCATCCTCGGATTTAGCATAACGACAGGTTTCGTTATTGCAGGCGTGGGGAATGTATCCGCCGGTGGTGGCGGGCTCATCGGGAGTGTCGGTCGCCTGGGCACCGAGGTGGTGGTCGGCTTGACGGCAAACGGCACGACCGTTCGCATTTTCGATGACGCTGCCCTCAGTGTGGAAACGGCTCAGAGCGGATCAATCGACACCACAACACCCTACAGGATCGGATGCTTCAACGACGGTGGTGCGCCCGGCTCTTTCTTCGGCGGCTCGATCAAGAAGATCGTCACCGGACGCGACTTCCTGACCCTCGAACGCTACCTCCAAATCCGTACCGCCCTTCTCACCACATAGGAAACTCACATGACCCTTGGCATCGTCTGCATCATCACCACCGCTCACAAAACGAACATCAACCTCATATTCGCTGCTCGCGGGTTCGGGCCGGAAACTTTCACCCGCAAGCTGTGCGCGGAAGGCGCAGCGACGCCAAGCACCCCGCCGACGCACTGGCTGATGAGCATGGCAAACGGGGATCAGGCGGAACTCAATGTGCTCACGGCCATGACAGAAGGCGATCTGCCCGACTTGCCGATGGGCGTAGTCTGGGGCGAAGAAGGCGTGATCAGCGCCGCCGATGCCATGACCGCTACCGATGGTTCGGTGTTCCAAGTCTATTCCGCTGCCGGTGATGTGGAACCGGTCGATCACGTCAGGGCGGTGCTGGATAGCCGGAACCTTCAATACGTCCCCGAGCCTGAGGCGTGACCCCACGCCCCAACATCAAATGAGTTTATAACGAAAGGTCAAACCTAACGGAATTTAGCTTATCGGCCACAGACCTACCAGCATTGTTTAAGTAAGGAAGAAACGGATATATGAAACTAATTCTTACAGATGTATCTAGCCAAACAGGCCTTCCATCTGGTGTAGCTACAGTAATCAACACTAATAATGATGCTATTGAAGCAGCTCTAGAGAATACCCTTAGTCGAGACGGTTCTACCCCTAATACTTTAAATACAGATTTAGACTTTAACTCTAACGATATTCTTAATGTTGGTTCTCTAGACGCTCAGAGTATCTCAGTAGAAACGCTAACAATTGATGGCGTTGAACTAACAGTAGATGCTGGTATCGTCACCGGACCCCAAGGTCCTCAGGGTATCCAAGGAGAAACTGGTCCTCAAGGTCCACAAGGAGCTACAGGTTCTCAGGGACCTTCTGGTTCAGTAACTGATGGAGACAAAGGGGATATTGTTGTTTCCTCCGGTGGTACTGTCTGGAGTCTAGATACTGGTGTTGTAACAGCGGCTGCAAAGACTGTTTTGGATGACGCTTCTACCTCTGCTATGCGAACTACTCTTGGCCTAGCGATTGGTACAGACGTTCAGGCTTACGATGCCAATACAACTAAGAATGGTGTTGCTCAAACTCTAACGAATAAGCGAATTACACCTCGCGTTAACACTATTGCTTCTAGTGCTACTCCAACGACTAATACCGATAACTACGACATAGTAAATATTACAGCTTTAGCGGCTGCCATTACCTCTATGACGACAAACCTCAGTGGTACACCTTCTATTGGTGATGTTCTTATCTTCCAGATTAAAGATAATGGTACAGCCAGAGCTATTTCTTGGGGTGCTAGTTTCTCTGCTAAAGGTGTAGCTCTTCCAACAACGACTGTTATCAGTAAATTACTTACAGTCGGTTTCATGTGGAATGGCACTAATTGGGGTTGTGTTGGTTCAGCACAAGAAGCTTAAATGAGTATGCTTCATCACTTACTAGCTTTATTACCTAAAACTCCTGCACCAGTTACTTGGTCGTTTGTTGGCTCGTGCCAGTCTACTGGAATTTCTCTGAATTTTGCTTCATTAAGTTCAGGTTCCATCCAAGATAATGACGTAGCAATATATATAGATCATTGCGGTGCCGCTGATATTCCTACTGCTGTGACTCCAACTAACTTTATCGTCATTGTAAACGATAGTGGTGGAGCTGAACCCGGAAATCGAGCTATGATTACTTGGAAGAAGTTAACGGGTTCTGAGAGTTCTCTTACTGGTATTAATGGAGCTTCTGGTGGAGCTGGACAGGACAACAACAAGATCGGTCTAGTGTTTAGGCCATCAAGGGACTTCACTTCGATTACTTTTAGTACACCACAAACTAGTGGTATTACAAGTTCTAATCCAACAGCCATAACTGTTAACCCAAGTGCTGAAACGATACCTTCTGTTTTAATTGGTACAGCAGGTGTTTATCAAGGAACTTCTACTTTCTCGACAGCTTCTCCTTCTTTTGATGCAGAGGTAAATCTTAGTGATAATGACCTACGAGCTGGATACAAAATCTATAACTCTGCCCCTGCTTCTCATTCAATTGATATTAACGATCTAGGTACAGGTAACTGGTTAGCCGGTTTTTACTTTAAAGCAGAATAATTTTGGAGCAATCATAATTGGCTAAACTAACACTATCTACAGTTTCTAATCTAACTGGTCAAGAGACGACGGCTACTCAAACGTTGAACGATAACTTTGATGCTATCGAAGTTGCTCTAGAGAATACTCTCAGTCTTGATGGCACTAGCCCTAACGCTCTAAATACTGACCTTGATCTTAATGATAACGATATTCTAAATATCGGAACGATCAACGCAGAAACTCTTATTCTGGACGGGACAGTTATTCGTGATTCTCTTCTGGCTCAGGGTGATGCAGGAACCATTACGGTTGGAACTGTAACAACTCTTTCTCCAGGTGCTTCAGCAACTGTTGTGAATGTTGGAACAACTGAGAACGCTGTTCTTAACTTTGGTATTCCTAGAGGTGCTACAGGTACGAGTGGTTCAGGTACGGGTGACGTAGTAGCTGCTAACAATCTTAGTGATCTAGCAAGTGCTTCGACTGCATTCTCTAACATTAAACAGTCAGCTACCGAATCTGCCACAGGTGTTGCCGAACTAGCTACAGTAGTTGAAGCTGCTGCTCTGACAGATACTTCTAGGATTGTTACACCAGCAGGTGTTAAGTCTATTCTAGACGCTATGTTCATGGGTAAAGTCTTTGACTACACAGGCACTACTGCACCGTCTCTTCACGTCCTAGCTTACGGACAGGCAATTAGTCGGACAACTTATTCTACTTACTTTGCTCTAGTCGGAACTACTTACGGTTCAGGTGACGGTTCAACTACTTTCAATGTTCCTGATCTGCGTGGTCGAGTAGTTGCAGGTAAAGATGATATGGGTGGTTCTAGTGCTGATCGCCTGACTAACCAGAGTGGTGGCCTAAACGGAGATACTTTAGGGGCTACTGGTGGTTCAGAGACGCACACTCTAACAGAAGCTCAACTAGCTGCACATACCCACGATATTACACTTACTCGATATTATGGAGCTAACTCAGCCTCTAACCGAAAAGGTTGGGATACAGGTGACCGTAGCGCAGGTTCAGGCACTAACACTTCAGAAAGTGCCGGTGGGGGTCAAGCCCACAATAACATTCAACCAACAATTATCCTAAACAAAATCATCTATGTTGGAGTTTAATACTAACGACTTCATCAATGGCTGTGATGCATGGTGGGACGGTACGTGGAAAGGATGTTGTGATGTCCACGACGTTGCCTACACGAAAGGTGGTGATCTAATATCTAAACTCCAAGCAGACTTAGACCTAGGGGTTTGCGTGTGGAACGAGAGTGCTACTAATGGAGTTTTAATGTTTCTAGGTACAGCTATCTTCGGAGGATTCTTCTTTCGATTCAAATGGCTCAATGGCAAGAATTATTGGGAAATAGGAAAAGAATGGTTAACAAAGAAACACTAGACCTTATTACTTATTATGAAGGATTTGTTGGACATTGGTATCCTGATCCCGCTCACGGTTGGAAGGTCCCCACAGTAGGCTACGGTCACACAGATGCTGCTGGAGAGCCTAAATACAAAGATACCAAGTCAAAGACTTTCACTCAGCAGGAAGCCCGAGAGATTCTTCTCGGGGACCTTCAGAAGTACGAAGACTCAGTGGACTCTCTGGTTACAGTAAAACTTAACGACAATCAACGAGGGGCTCTAGTTTCCTTCACTTACAACCTAGGGGCAGGTAACCTTAAACGGTCTACTCTTCTAAAGAAACTAAATGCCGGTGATTTTGCTGGTGCAGCCAAAGAATTTGATAAGTGGGTTAATGCCGGTGGTAAGAAACTAGAAGGTCTTGTTCGTCGTAGGGTCGCAGAGAAGGCCCTGTTCCTCAAAGAACCTATTCAGGCTACCGCTGTACCAACAGAGACTGTGAAGGCTCCCACGGAGCAGCATAAGCCAAAGCAGAGCATGTCTATTATCTTTATTTTTTTAGTAATTGTGAAATGGTTCTTTAAACGATGATTGGTTGGCTCTTAACAGCGGGTAAGTTCATTGGATCACTCTTCGTCGGTGGGTCTCTAGATGGTATTCTGAAGACTATCGACAAGAACATGGATAATGATGTAGCCAAGGAAGAAGTTAAAGCTGAGGTTACGAAGAAGTGGATTGATCGTCAGGCTGACCTTCTAGTTGGTCGAACTTGGTGGTTCCAACTCTTCTTCGTTATTCCATTAGGTCTCTGGTGGACAGCAGTTATTCTAGATAGTATCTTACCCGGTGAGTGGCGTATTGCTGCTCTCCCTGATCCACTGAATGAGTGGGCTGCGTGGATTCTAAGCGCTCTGTTCATCGTAGATGGGGGTAAGGCCCTCCTCGCTAAGGTGTTAAAGTGACCCAATTGAACGAAGAGGAAATCAAGACACTAAAGGAACTGGCTGAGAACCTCCAAGCCTCTAGCCGAGTAGGTAGATTTATTAAAAGTGGTCTGATCTGGTTAGCCTCATCAATTGCAGCAGGTTCCCTTATCTGGGAATTCTTTCTAAAGAAATAGGAGGTTCCCATTAAGTATACCCTTCTGGAATTAACACAAAGAATTCTTGAGTCTATGAACTCCGATGAGGTAAACTCTATCGGTGATACTGAAGAATCCATGACTGTAGCTAACATCATCAAAGAATGTTACTTTGAAATTATTGGTAGGGCAGACCTACCTGAGACAGATGAAGTTTTTCAACTAACAGCTTCAGGTGACAACACTAAACCAACAGTAATGTACGTACCTGAGCAAGTCTTGAAAATCAAGTCATTTAAATACATTGATTCAACTAAAGGTACTTATGAACCACAGTACATTCCATTTGATGAGTTCACTAACTACGTAGCTCTTTTTAACACTGACGAAGACTTCGTAGATTCTCTTACTGTAACAAACGCTCTAAGTCAAACCTTCACATTTAACTACAAGAACAACGAAGGCCCCAACTACTACACGAGTTTTGACGATAATACCCTTATCTTCGACAGTTACAATGAAGATGATGGTGTTACTCTAGTTGGAGCCAAGACTATCTGTTACGGACCCTTAAGTCCTACTTGGTCTATGACCGATAACTTCTATCCTGATCTAGATGTTAGACAGTTCCAGCTTCTCCTACAGGCAGCCAAGGCTCAGGCTTTCGTTGAAATCAAACAAGTAGAGAATCCTAAAGCTGAACGTAAAGAACGTCGAAACGAAATCTTAGCTCAGCGAACTAAAGATAAAGTAGACCCACGAACTGGCCTCTATAGGGGCTACGGAAGGAAATAACAGTTGATCGAACGAATTGACGAGAATACTCGGAGTTACCGAGGCTACGCTATCAAGCGAGTACTAGCTAACGATCTGTGGGAAATCTCCAGTGATAAAGGTGGAGTACTTCCTAAAATCTTACAGGGTGGTTGGACTACCTTTCAACGAGCCGGTGTAGCAATCGACCAATACCTAGATACAAGGGTAAAGTAATATGCCACGTTCTAGTTCAACTTCCGTAGAGCAAAACTTCAGTCGGGGGTTGATTACAGAAGCAACAGCTATGAACTACCCAGAGAATTCTGTGGTGGACGGGGCTAATGTTATCTTCACTAAGAACGGAAAGGTTATTCGCAGGTACGGAGTAGACTACGAGCGGAACTATACGATCCATACGTTCGCTGATCTAGGTATTATGGATGGGGCTATAACACCTTCTGACTACTACGATGATTGCGTTGTTACAGAGTACGAATGGACTACAGTAGCAGACGACGGTAGTAGGGCTTTTCTAGTTGTTCAAATTGGTGATTACCTAAAGTTCTTTGAGATTGACTCTGATAATAATGAAATTAGTAATAATCTAAAGTCTTTCGATGTACATCTTACCGTTTATCAAACAGCAACTTTTACGGCAGATGAAGGTCAATTTGTAGCCGGTGTTGAATGTAGCTTTAGTTCAGGTTTTGGTAAACTCTTTGTAACTCACCCGTACTGTGAGCCAATCGCAATTACTTATGATCCAGACACAGATACTATTTCAGTAGATGAAATTAATGTTCAGGTTCGAGACTTTGAAAGATTAAGTGATTCTCTAAGTATTGATGAGCGCCCTGGTTCTCTAACTAATGCTCACAAGTACAATCTTTACAATCAAGGTTGGTACGGTACAGTCTGGGATGGAGCTACTATGGGCAATCCTGTAACTAAATGGGACGCTGGTAGAACTGACTGGCCTTCTAATGCAGATGTCTGGTGGCTCTACAAAGACGCTAGTGAAGTGTTTCAAATCAGTTATGTTGATCGGTACACACTTCCCAACTCTCCCGCACCCAATGGGCACTACGTCTTTTCTGCTTGGGATTCAGATAGAAATACGACTCTGAGCGTCTTTAATCTTAGTGAGTTTACTACTAGTGGTTATCGTCCTAGTGTTACTTCTTTCTACGCTGGTCGAGTTTGGTACGCAGGTGTTCCTGTTAATGGATTTAGCTCCAAGATTTACTTTTCTAAAATTGTAGAAGCGGACACAGACTTCGGTGTTTGTTACCAGTCTAACGATCCGACCAGTGAAGACAATGCTGATCTTCTTCCTACTGATGGGGGTGTTATCAATATCCCTGAAGTAGATACTGTTCTTCGATTAGTTCCAATTGGCGCGGCTCTTTATATCTTTGCTTCTAACGGTATCTGGAAGATTGGCGGAGGTCAGGGTTTCTTCGTCTCTAACGATTACTCAGTTGTGAAGGTTACTAGTTCTTCTATCGCTTCACCTAAGAGTATCGTCATTGCTGAAGGTGCCCCATTTTGGTGGGATAAGGCTGGTATCTATTCTCTACAGGTAGATCAGACGGGTGAAGAGAAGGCAGTCTCAGTTAGTGAGAATACGGTTCAAGGTCTTCTAAGTACAATCCCTGAAGACAACGTTTCCTACGTTAAGGGTTCGTATAACAACCTAGACAAGAACATTCATTGGATTTACAAGACTTCAACATCATCCAGTGTTTTCGATAAGTACACTTTTGATAATGTTCTAGTTCTAAATCTAAGTGGGCAAAGTTTTAGTCTTCAGCAGATTAGTGGTGGTATTCCCCGTATTGCTGGTCTAGTTAGCACTTCTAACAGTAACGTTGATCCCTTGGTCAGTCTACCAAACGCTAGTGTTGTTAAGTTTTTAACAGTTGGTGATATTGGTCCATCAAGCGTTCGAGGTTTTACCATTAGTCAATACAACAATAGTAATTTTCTAGATTGGCCTACTTCGGACTCAGATGGTGGCCTTGACTATGACAGTTACTTCATTACAGGTTATCGTATTCGAGGTGAACTTCTACGTAAGTTTCAAAGTAATTACGTAATGATCCTAATGGAGTCTGAAGAGAACGCTAGTTGCTTCTTGCAGGGTGTCTGGGATTACAGTGATGACCCCCAGTACGGTAGGTTTACTACTAGTCAGCAAGTGTTTAAATCAGACTTCAATAAGTTGTACAATAGACGAAAGCTAAGAATCAGAGGTAGTGGTTTCAGTCTTCAGTTCAAATTCTTCAGTGAACGAGGTAAACCCTTTACTCTGATTGGATGGAGTAGTTTCGAAACTGCAAACAATGTCCCTTAATCTAAGGTTGGCACAAGACAAGGATAGAGAGAGTTTCATTAACATGGGCTCTCTTTTCCATCAGGCCGGGCCTTATAGTAATCTTCCTTACTCAAGAGAGAAAATAGGAGCAATCTTTGACCATAGAGATTCAAACACTTTGTTACTATTTCTTGTGGACGGTGATGCCCCTGTAGGTATGTTACTAGGTACTGTAACAGAACCGTACTTCTCAGAGGATAAAGTGGCTACTGAATTAGCTTGGTGGGTAAACCCTGAGTACAGACGAACTAAGAAATCAATTGAACTTACTCTAGCCTTTGAAGATTGGGCTTACAGAATGGGTGCCAAAGTAGTTGCTCTCGCTTCCTTGGATACTAGCCCAGCCAGTGTCGGTAAGTTCTACGAATCAATGGGATTCAAAAAGAGAGAAGAAACGTATTTAAGGAGTTTCGACTAATGGCCGCTTTTTCTTCCATTATTACAGGCTTAGCCTTGGCGGCTACTGCTGTAGGTACAGTTACTCAAGTGAGTGCTGCTAACCAAGCAGCTAAAGCTTCTCAGCGGGCAGAGGCTCTTCGAGAGAAACAAATGAATCTAGAGAGTCAGCGACAGCGTAGACAGATTGTTCGTAACATGATTCGAGCTAGGTCTCAGGCTTTGGCAACTACCACTGCTCAAGGTGCTTCCAAGGGTTCAGCCCTAGGTGGAGCCTACGGTCAGATTGGTCAGCAGACGGGTGAAAACATTCAGGGTGTTAACCAAGGGCAAGAGATTGGAGCCGGTATCTTCAAGGCTAATCGAGACATTGCTGGAGCAGAAGCTCTATCCGCTTTTGGTGGTGGTCTTAGCTCTCTAGGTGGAGCACTTTTCTCTAACTCAGAGAGCATCGGTCGAATTGGTTCTTTCCTAATGAGTCCACGTACTAATGGTTAATACACTTACTTTAGAGGATACCGTTGTAGCTCCAACGTTTTCTCTTATGAAACCTACTGATGTTAACTCTGCTGCTTTCAAGGATGCTCAGAGTGAGAAACATAACATTGCTCTAGGTGATCTATCTCCCGGTGTACCCACTCTACGCTCTGCTATGGAAACTGGTGATGTAGGTCGCTACGAAGAGCTTATGGCTCAGAAGAAGCAGCTAGAGCTGGCTAACGCTCGCAATGAGATTGTCCAGCAGATTGCTACTGCCAATGAGCGTCCTCTCACCAATGTAGACCTAGAGGTGGTTCGAGGTTTGTCTGAGCAGGACATTACTGCACCAGAGCTTAATGGTATTCTCGAAAAGGAATACGCCCGTAAGGTTACTGAACTAACGGCTCTTCTCCACAACGAAGAGAACGAAAGTTACGACGATGCCCTAGATGCTGATGGTATCACTACCGAAGACATCATGTCTCACTATGAGGGACAGGCGGCTCGTAATCTTATAGTACAGAAGATGCTGGATGAAGTCAAGACTCGCTTCGACGGTCCGGATGACTATCTACTGAAGCAGGGTATTGCTTGGGGTCAGCAACTAGTTCCGTTCCTAGGTTGGGCTCAGACTAACACCTTCCTACCTGATAGTCCTGACAATGCTCTTCTTCCCGGCGACTCTATTGAGAAGCAGATCAGCTATTTCAATACTCTTCAACCAGAAGAAGCTCAGCGAGTCCTTCGACAGGCTGTTGAGAGCCAGATTGCTATGGGTAATTATCTAGGAGCTATGAGCTTCCTAAGCAACATGCTCTCGTACAGCCCACAGGATAAGTTCATTGAGAATGCTCTGACCGGAGTAGACGTAGCTACTAGTGGTGCTATCGGTGCCTTCAGTCGAGGTATCAAGGGTGTAAGTAAAGCTGTTCTCCGTCCACCTAAGGATACAGTTGGTATGGCTCTGGATGTCGGTCTAGAAGCTGAAGCTGCTAAGATCAAACTAGGTGAGACTATCTCGACTAATGTTCTACCGGGTGTTGGTGTCAAGAACATCACAGACATTGAGAATATTGTACCTACGCTTTCTCGCCCTCAGGAAGCCTTTGTAGGCGGTAAGCTTCGTGCTGGGGCTCCTACCCTTAATCGACTCACTGTTGCCTCTATGGAGCGAGCTAAGGCGGCTGTAGACCTATTCACACAAGTCAACAAGATTGATCGTCTAAGTCCACAAGCTCTAGAGGTTGGTCTTAATGCTGCTGAGGAAAGCTTACGCAAGAACTTCACTCACGCTAACCATAACGTAGTGAACGTATCTCGTAAGCTGGCTGATAACGTAACTAACGTTAACTCAGTAACTGTCAGCTTTGGTAAGACTGATGGGACTGCTTTCACTACTAAGCTTAGTGCTCAGAAGGCGGCCAAGAATTGGTTTGCTCTAAAGACTGATGACTACGACATCGTTCAGACTGACGCAGGTTGGGTAATTGATATTACTCGTAACGTGGACGAATCTACGGATGCTGTCAAGAACATTGACATTGAGACTAACGGTCCTAGCCCGGATACAGTAGCCCAGAAGATGTTTGGTTATCTGCAAGGAGCCAATCAGAAGCTAACTAAGTCTCAACAAACAGTTCGAGCACAAGCAGTACAAAGTTCTGAACAGGCTGGTGCCTTAATGGAAGCCTTTGCCGAACCCATCAAGGCTCTAGGTAAAGGTGAGCGTAAGGAGTTTGAAGACTTCTACCGTTCTCTAAATGATTTCGTTGCACCTGATGGTAAGAAGGGTAAGCGCTTTAAGAACGTCTATGACTTCGAAGATACTTGGTACGCCAAGCACAATAAGCTTCCTACTTACGCTCAGTACGATGCGTGGAATGCCATGCAGCAGTTCGATGACTTCGACTGGCTAAGCCGTACCTTCGACGTGTACAAGCAGAAAAGTATCATGGGTATTGAAGAGTTCTCCTTCAAGCTCGGCGATACTTCTTTGTCTTTCGAAGGGAAGCAACTAGACAGTCTACCTCGCGGTAAGGACTTCTCAGTCGCCATCATCAACAACGGTTCTAACATTAAGCAGAGCAAGTTTATGAAGGACACTGACTGGCAGAAGATTGACAACTTAATCTCGACTGACTACAAGGTTATCCAGCCTTATCGTGGTCTAGTAAAGGTTGGGAATAAGTACGCCAACTTTGTTCTAGTCAGGGACTTCAAGCGTAATCGTCCTAGCCTAAAGGGTCAGATTGTTCGAGCTGACACTAATCGTACAGTTCAGAAGCATCCTTGGTACATCAAGCAACCTCGGGTTAGCAACTCAAACGGTCGAGCCTTCTATCGTGGTGACTTGAGTGTTGTCAATGCTCGTAGCCAGAAAGAAGCACAGTTTATCCTAGACTCTCTGAACAAAGCTGTAGACATGATTAAGCGAGGGGACCGAGGAGTAGTTAAGTACTTCTCTGAGAACCTTCCTATGTTCAGCTACAAGCAGTTTGCCAAGATGGTGAAGAACGGAGAGATTGATCCTAACTCACCTTTCGTAGTTACTCGTGCAGGCAACTCTACTATTGATACTGTAGACGTTGGTTCTAAGATCAATGCCAATGAGTTTGTCTCTAATAGGGAATACGATCTAAGCCAAAGAGTAATGGGTCGATTTGCTGGTGATCCTACTCCAACTAACATGGACGTATACGGTGTAGAGAACAACACCATCATGCGTTTCGACGGGGACAGCACCCTCAGTCCTTTCGATACCATGCGTATGTCGATGAGCAATCTCATTGATACTAATGTCATGCATGATTACAAGATCAAGAGTGTTCGAGACTTTACGACTGAGTTTGGTGATCTACTGGAAGGCTCTAAGTTAGACTTTGACAACAACGGTCTAAAGTACATCTTTGAACCTAAGTATCGTAAGGGTATTACTCCAGATCAGAGAAATCGAGCAGAAGGTGTTCGTACTTCAATCCTTTCGCTGATTAACAACAAGACTTTTGTGGAACGTCAGATTGATATGCACAAGGAGAACATTGTTAACTCAATTGCTCCGGGTTGGGCTAAGGATGTAACTGACTGGACTCTGGTGAAAGCTAGTACGGCTGATCGTTGGCTTCGAGGGGCTGCCTTCCACACTAAGATGGGTATGTTCAATCCGAAGCAGCTTTGGTTACAGGCTTCCACAGCAGCTCAGGTTGTTATGATTGCTGGACTAAATCACGGTTCCAAGGGAGCCAGAGCAGCACCTCTTCTGATGCGAGTTCCTTACGCTGATGAAGGTATTCTCAAGGGTATTGCAGCCAAGGCTACTATCTCCGGTTTCTCTCAGGAAGAGTTTCTAGAGCTTAGTCAAGTCTATCGCCGTAGCGGTTTCAATCATGTGGGTGGTGACGTGGCTTATCTAGACGATATGAAACCACCTGATCTTAAAAAAAATACTATTGGTAAAGTTCTAGATTGGGGTCGTACACCTTTTAACGTAGGTGAACGTGCTGCCCGAGCTACAGCTTTTGCTGCCGCTTACAGTGAACGAAAAGCTGTACTAAAGGGAAAAGCTCTCAGCCGTCAAGATGAAGCTTGGATTCTCAAGAGGTCAACTGATCTGACTGGTAACATGACTCGTGACTCTAACGCTGCTTGGCAGAAGGGTTACGGGGCAGTGTTCACTCAGTTCATGGGCTTTCAGGCTCGTATGATGGAACTGATGCTTGGTAAGTCACTCAATAAGTGGGAGAAGGCTCGTTTGTTCACAGGTATGTCCATGCTCTACGGTGTTCCTGTAGCGGCTGGTATGACTGTAGGTGTTGTACCTGTACGTGAGTACGTTAGGGGTATGCTGGCAGAGAATGGTGTCGAATACGATAACACTCTGATGGAACCGTTCGTTGATGGCTTTGCTTCTTGGCTTCTAGAGCAAGCTACAGGTGCAGACGTTGACGTAGCAGGTTCTTACGGTCCCGGTGGTCTAACAACCTTCACGGACTTCATCAAGGGTGACACTCAGTTTGTTGATGTTGTCCTCGGTGCTTCAGGTGGTATTGCTTGGGACACTATTCAGGACCTAGACCCTGTTATTCAGTTTGCTGTAGCTACTCTAGACTTCAACGATAACACTTACTTCCCGATTAGTGTTCAAGATTTGATTGAACCTCTTCGTAATATCTCAACGATTAACTCCGGTATTAAATACATGGAGGCTATCAACACAGGTAAGTGGATCAGTCAAAATGAGAACATTCTAACGGAAGACATCACCGAACTAGAGGCTGTTATCAGTGCTACTTTCGGTGTTGATCCAAGTCGAGTGTCTGACTCTTTTATCGATAAGGACATTACAACTAAATGGACTAACCATAAGAACGAAGAGACTAAGAAGATTATCATTGACTACCGTAGGGCTATGGCAGCTATGCGAGATGGTAATCAGAAAGACGCTGATCTTCTGTTTGGTCGAGTTAAAGGCCGCATGATTCAGCTAGGTTTAACAACAAGGGAAATGAACCAGATTTACTCCAGAGCAGTTAGTGAAGAACCTTTCGACGAAGCAATCCTTAAGCAGTTCCAGAAGATGAAGGAGCGCCAGTGATGGCCCAATTTAACGTAGACGTTGGTGGTGTACCAGCTCCCAACATGCCGGATCAGACAGGCGCTTCTAGGGGTTCTATTCCAAATAGGTCTTTCGAGGAACTGTTCAAAGGTGTCGGTGATGTAATCGACATTGGTGTTAAGGGTTTCGATCAGGGTATTCGTCAGAGTATCGACAAAGAAGCCACTAACATCAGGGATACTGTTCTAGAACCTTACAACCTACCGGGTGAAGTCAAGAGTGGAACGGCAGCTATTGCTAACCTACAGGCTGCTCTTGACCAAGGTAAGATTAGTGACACTTACTACTATGGTCAGCTAACTAGTCTTACCAAGAACCTTCGCTCTAGGTATCCGGGTTACGAAGATGTAGTTGATGAAGCCATTATGAAAGCTACGGGTGTTCGTCCCGCTAACGCTTATCGTGACGCTATTATGAGTGAGATTGACGCTCAACAGCGAGAAGCCAAGGCTAACGCTACTAGTGAAGATACTTGGCTTAAGCAGAATGAAGCTCTAGTTGGACAACTGTATCCAGATTACTTCACTAATCCTGAGAAGTATGATTTTAGTCAGGTTCGAGCTGGTGTAGTTAACCTTAAGAGTAACCTAGCTCTAATAGATCAGGAAAACTCTAAGATCAACTACCTGAAGAATCAGGATAGCTTAAACGAAGAGCAGGCTGTTGAGAGTGCTACTACAGCTACTCTGCAAGTTGCCAATACCTTCCTAACTGGTGCAGGTAACTCAATGGGTCTTAATGCTCCGGACTTCCTGAAGAAGATTCAGGATGGTACAGCTCAGGGTTTCACTGAGGAGCAATATACTCAAATGATGGCTCAGTTTGGTGCGTTCAAAGCTAATCTTCGTACTCAGCTTTACGCTACTCTGACTAAACCTCTGGAAGAAGGCTCAACCAACAGCTACGCCTCTATTCTAGGCGATCCTACTAAGGTTAACCAGATCATAGATCAGGCTATGGCTCAGGTTGCCATTATTGAAGATGCTCTGACTAACAAAGACTACGGTATGGCTGCCTACTACACTCGTCTCAACTCTCTTCGTTCGGATCGGGATAAGTCTACAGTTCTAGATGCTTCTCCTGAACTTCGAACTGTCAATGCTATTGGTTCCGTTTCTAAGGAACTGGCGGACATCTACTGGAAACAGAGTGGTAAGCAAAAAGAAATTCTAGCCCAGCTAACCCCTGAAATTGCTTCTCGTATTGCTGATGGTCAGGATGATTTCAACTCTGTCCTTACTCGAATGGCAGATATTCGTGATACAGCCAAGGCTAAGACTGGTGGTATCAACGCTCTAGTCGATACGTCCATGAGTACAATTACTAGTGGACAGGCTACTCCTAAGCGAGTAGACAACACCATTAAGTCTCTGTATGCTATTGATGAGAATGGTAAAGACCTATTTGGTTACGTCAATGAAGGTGAACGGTACGCTTTGTACAATCGTTTGTTCAACCCTGAAGTAACCAAGAGTGTTATTGCGAATGGTTCTCGACAGGCTCTAGAACTATACTATGGGGCAGCGGTCAACCGCATTGGAAGTATCTCTAGCTTCAAAGCTGCGGCTGGTGCAGTTAATGATCGAGGTGGTGCTTGGGCAGAGAACTTCAAGGTAGACTTTAATCCTAGTACAGGTCGTCTAAGTGTTTCTGCCGTAAAACCTGTTCTTTATAGTAATCCTTTTGGTTGGACAGACAATACTCGTGTTCTTCTGGAACCTATGCAAAAGGCTGCCAATGAAATTAATGGTATCTTCGATAACCTAAGCCCAATCCTAGATGGTCTAGGTGCTGACGAAGCGGCTAAGGTACAGGCTTACGAGCAGGTACTAGGTAACCTTAACGTCTCCCTAGAGAATGGAAAGAAGGAAGGTTTCTTCGAATGGCTTCAGCAAAGTCTTAGTGGTGTACTTGGTCAGGTAGACGATAAGAGTGAAGCTACTGGAGACGTTTCTAATCAGTCCTTTAATCTAGTAGACTCTGAACCTACTACTCCAGTAGAGGGTGACATTAATGAAAACTACTTCGACTCTATTCGGGCAGCGGAAAGTGGAGGTAATGATTCAGCAAAAAACCCAAACAGTACAGCTACTGGTCGTTACCAATTTCTAACTAGTACTTGGAATGACCTAGCTGCCAGATACCCTGACCTTGGTTTGACTGATCGTAATGACCCAGAACAACAGGAAAGGGCTATCCGAGTCTTCACTAATGAGAATAAGGCTTCTCTAGGAGCCAGTGGCATTAACCCAACTAATGCTAATCTCTACGCTGCCCACTTCTTAGGTGTGAGAGATGCGGTAGAAGTACTAAGGGCTCCAGATACCACACTTGTCAGTGATTACGTTGCCCCTAGGGTTATTACAGCTAACAAGTTCCTAAAGGGAATGACGGTGGCCGAGTTCAAAAAGTGGACTAAACGTAAAGCTGGTTAGTTCGTTACTTTGTAACAATAAAGAAAACCCCCTTGGATTGCTCCTTGGGGGTTTACTTTTATTCTAAACTATCTAGTAGTAGTTGAGCGTAGTGGATAACCTTTTCAATGTCCTGTTTACCACCCTTCTGTTTCCAGCGAGTAATGTACTTGACAATGTTCCCTTCACACCAACTAAGATCATTAGCCATGATGTATTCGATTGGTTGAATCTTCATGGTCTTGTAGTGGTCACCACCAACCTGGACTTGAAGACTTTTCGGGTTAGCCCTAGCTAAACCTTTAGGTAAACTGTCGCTTTCCATCGTCGCCTCGTTGCATCAGCCGGAACAACATCTACCTTAGCAGGGTTACCAGCTTCATTGTACTTGTGTTTGGTTTCATTCCCCCACTCAATAGCTTCAGCCTGAGTAGGGAATACTTGTGATTCAACTATTCGTTGGTAGAGTGCTTGCTTACCCATTCTCGTAAATCCTCATATCCACCAATTTTTTCTCCATACTTACTAATAGCTGGAACAGTCTTACGCCCCGGCCATTCTTTCTTAAATTGGTTGAGCCAGTAGTCAGACTCTTCAATATTGTAGTAGACGTAAAGTTCATCTAATGATTCTAGAAGATTAATAGCATTAGTGCAAGAAGCGCAATTGCTCCTTCCATAGATTTCATACATCGTCGCTACGCTCCTTTCGTTGCTAACGCAACAATTACTTATTCCTCAATGCCCTAAATTCCTTCAGGTTAATGTACTTAAAATTTCGTTTGTTTAGGCACTTAGTTATCGCCTTTTCAACTCTCACCAGATCGTGTGGGGGTTGTCGAGAGTGGACTATAGTGCCTTTTTTGTATCTGTCGATGAGTCCTAGAATGAAGAGAAGACCATCTAGATTTAGTTTGTGTTCAGCCATAAACTCTAGCTGATTGATTAACCTAGTGGTCTTCTCCCTGTAGATGTACAGGGGTTTCTCCCCATTCTTATCTGGCTTCCATCGACCCCTTAGAAGTCGTTCCTTAGCCATTAAGTCAGATCAACAATCTCGCATCCGTCAGGTCCACACGCGGCAGTCTGGGCTCCAGCAGTCATGTCTTCATTCTCGTAGTTAGCTAGGAGTTCCCAGTTAATCTCTGAAGGAGTTTGGGACAATAGCTCTTCATAACGTTCCTTAGTACACTCTTCATAGGGAGCTTGCTTGTACGTATGGTCTGAGTGTGGTAAGAATGACACTCCGGACACCATATCGAAATTGTCATAGACCCATCCGCCCACAGTCGGCCACTCATGTTCACGAACGGTAACTGTGATACTTGGTTTGTGCTCACACCAATGCTCCTGATATGTCTTCCACAGTTCTAGTTGTTCAATGGCACTCATATCGTTACGGGTAACAGCACCTTCCGGAGACTTCTGAGGAAAGAAGAACACGGTAGTCTGTGTTGGCTTCATTACATCAGGTTCCCAATAGACACCACTATCTTTAAGAAACTGAGTTAGCGGGTCCTTGTTATCAGCTCGTACGCTACGGATATAATACTCAGAATGACGGGCATGGATGCCACTAGCACTATCCACAAGTTGGGAGACGGTCCCGCTAGGCTTACGTTTATGTTCAGCCAAGGTCGTTACCCTTGACCTGTTTTAGTAGTCGGTAATAGTGTGTTTTACTTATACCGTACTGCTTAAAGGCAATCGAGAAAGGAACTTCAACGACTTCTTTTGGGTATCTTCCGTATTTATCCCATCGGAGTCTTCCGAAAACACCAAAGGCTTTTTTATTTTCCTTTGTGTGTTTCATTCCTAAAGCTGGTTTTCTTCCCTGTCTTGCAGTAGAAAGCTTCTTACGCCATTCCTCTTTTTCTTCTTCCGAAACAACGTAACCACCTTCACCACCACGAGCTAAATTTAATTCTGGTTTTAGTTCTGCAATTAGCTTTATTTCTAGAGCACATGCTTCCTCACGTGTTCCTACTTCGTGAAGAATACTGAAAACCATATTCTCAAATCCGTACTTTCTCATAAAAGAATAGAGCTTCGTACTCTTAACTTTTGCAGAGTACTTATGTGCTCTAATTCTATTTTGGAGATTAGAAGTAATACCGATATAAAACTTATCGGATAACTCAGTATGAATTTTATAGACTATCAAATTTAACTCCACTACTCTATATTTCTATAGAGACCAGACTATATCATCACCCTTTCGGGGCTGGGCGCTTCCACTCACTTGAGTGTACTCCTTGCGGATAGTCGTTGAACCTTCCTCCTTAGAGGCTTGGCTGCTGATTACCTCCGTCTTTCACGGTCAGGCTTCCCAGCAATTCACCCAGTTTAAACTGCGCTATTTAGTTAACGCAAGTAATAGCGGTAGAAGGATTAATCCCGAGGGAATTAGCCATCTCGTTGTTAGTCTCAATAGCTACATTCTTTAGAGCCTCTAGGGTTACATCAAGTGGAGAATTATGGTCATCTCGTCCACTCATTAAGGGATTGTCTAGAATACCTGTGAGAGATAGTCCAAGGAGTCGTTCCTCTTCAGTGTTCTTCTTCCAGTCCTTACTCAGGTACGGGAAGTACGTTAACGTGGATTGGAAAGTTCCGAGGATAGAAGCGAGTTTAACCTTTCGAGCGAGATTCTCGTAAGTATCGTCTCTGCGTACAACGACTTCAGTAAGATTACAGAACTGCTTGGGACGGAGGATAATCTCCGAGCATGGGTTAGTACCGAACGCATAGTCTGCATCTCGACGACCATTTTTTCGAGCTTGGTGTTTACTAGCTTCTCGATTGAAAATTCCTCGCTCACCACTCTTGCTCCTGTAAAGACTTGTCCACTCTTCCATGAATGAACCAACGTCTGGTTTCTCCGTATAGGATACACTGTTATTGGCTAGGGCTCGCTGAGAGTTGTGTTCCCACCACTGACCACTCTTGGCATTACGCATACGATCGTCGGAGAGGTTCGAGAGGGAAATCATTGCTGATCGACGGACACCTCCCACGACAACCACTTCCCCGATTTTACACATAATATCGTGACACTCAAGAGAAGTTAGCTTTCGACCTCGTGCAGATTTAAACTTATCGCATACAAACCGGAAGAGTTCGTCAAGAGGTCCAGGTCCACTAGCACGTCCCCCGAAAGTCTTAAGGCGTGCGCCTGCGGGTCTAACCTTGTCAGTGTTCCACTTGGGGATTTCACCTGCATATAGAAGAGCGATAACTTGTCGAAGGGATTTGGCCCAGCCTGCTTTGGAGTCGGCAACCACAACTGTCGTCTGGCTATCGAATAACTCATTGGGGACTTCGGGGAGTTGCGATACGTACTGTCGTTCAACAGAGAATCCTACACCTGTGCCACATAGTAGGATGTACATGGCTTCATCAAAGGACTTAATGTCATCTACGGGAAGATAAGAGCAGTTGTACCCAGCTACGTTATCTCGCTCTAGGGCTGGCCCAGCAGTCATAATTGACCGCATGGAAGGCATAACTTCTAGATTGTAAATTGCATCGAACAACTCGCTATAGGTAGCATCACTAAGATTATAACTAAAATTAGTTGCCAGATGCTTCGTGATAAACTTGAGGTATCGGTGGACCGTTTCATCCCAGTTCTCTCGGCGTCCTTCATCGTCTAGCCAACGTGAGTACCTGCTTTTATAGATGAAATTTTCATAAACTGATTTAAGGGGTGAAGTATTAGTTAGTGTCATCGTGTTCCTTTTTCTTATTATACCATGAGTTCACCAACCTAGCAATATAGTCAGTGTAGTTAGGGTAGAGAGCTTTCAACCATTTGTCCATCAGGACGGCATCAGCCATAATAGCAGGTGTTAGAGTTAGTTTGTGCCACTTGAGTAGTTGGTCATCTTTGTGCATACCCTTACCCGTGAAAATACGAGTCTTGATATGGAATTGAGAACCAAGGGGATTGGCACTATCGTCATTGAATTCAGTCGTTATTTCGACTTCAGAGAAGTTCTTGTGTACGTATTCGTGTACTCTATTCATCTCTGAAATGATTCGATTAAGGACGTTACCGTAAGCTTCCGAGATAACTTCTGTCAATCTTGACTACCATCTCTCTTAGGTTGACGACTACGGTTCTTCTTCTTGCTTACAACCTTAACCTTTCCGTTGTTAAGTTTGCCTCGCCTATTAGAGCCCAGATGATCTACTTCGAGGTTATCTCCTTTCTTAACCTTACCGGCTTTCATAGCCTTTCGACGGGCAGCATTCCTCTGAGCCCGCCTCTTCTTCTGCTCGTCTGTCCCTTGGTACTCGTCGTACTCTTTTCGATAATCTCTCTTACGTTTGGCCAATTAGTGCCCTCCAACTATGTTTAAGTTCCGGGATGTCTCCAATGATCTGTGCCCATTGTTTAGCTAGTAGTTGAATCTCCCATTGGGCGTCAGGAGAACTACGAAGTTTGTAGGCATTAGCCCAAGCGTACAGAGAACCAGTTGCATAGTACTCGGTGTACATACTCTGAGGAAGAACCATACGAGCCTGCTCAGGCGCTACTCCAGCTTTAATTAACTGATGGTAGTATTCTTGACAAAGATTTAGGACTTCTTCGTAATCGTATGGATCGTGACCCCACGTAAATTTAGGTTCTTCTACAATTTCATCCGACGAACCTTGCTTCTTATTCTCCGCCCTAGCACGCCATGCATCGGGAACATAAAACTCAGGAGGGTCGTCAACATAACGGCGAGAAACTTCATTGTACGTCCACCCGACAACATGCTTGAACCTCTGCCTAGCCACGAAGATTGGAACTTTTTCCCTCATGGTAATCTGTACGTGAGTAAAGGGGGTGAAGTGATTGTGTTTGGCTAGGTAGTTAATTAGCCGTTGGTCTTTCTCAGAGAGATGGTTATGAATAATCATATTTCCATATCCATCTAAGGAACGACTATCAATCTCTTCCCAATCACTGGTCTTAGAGAACGAAACGCGGGCAGCGTTAACCACCCGCAGATCGTCTCCCATCACATCGATGAGTTCAGCGTGCATACCGTGCCTTTAGCTTTTCGATGTTCTTCAGGGCAATGTCCTGTAGGCTTAGTCCGTAAGTATCAGCTAATGCAGCTAGATACCAAAGGACATCACCAAGCTCTTCCTCTAGGTGGTTTACGTCTATACTGTTACCCGGACGGAAACCCTTCTTGATAATCTCCATCACCTCACCGGCTTCACCACCTACACCTAGGGCTAGACTACGAGGATCACCATCAGGTCCAAGTGTTTCGCAAGCTAGGTCCTGATATTCATCGAAGGTATATGTGTACGCATCGAAATCTTCTAGCAGATCACCTAGGTCACTAAATAGATTAACTACGTTGTCCCCATTATCGTTCGTCAATTAATTGCTTCCTCTAAAAGTTCACAAGTTAGGTTTAATACTTCTTCGTCCTCATCAATCTCCCAATCCAAGACAACGAGGGTAGTGTTATCTGAGATTTCTCCTTGAATTTGGAGCAGGGAACTGACAGCCATTGTCAGGAAAGATTTGTCAACTACTACAGGTACGGAGGGTCGATCATTCTGATCTAGCATCAAAGCTTGCTTTCTAGAAGCTCTTCATCTAGTAACCCTTCGTTGAACAGGACTTCTAAAGCTTCTTCTGGAGTTACGTCAAATTCTTCGAGTAGTTCTTCTAGAGTCAGCTCGTCAGCGTACTTCTCCCATAGTTCTTCAGTCATTGTCTTCATAGTCGTACCCTACTCGTTTATCGAG